GCTTCTTTTTCTACATCATGCATTTTCATCTTCGCTCTGTCATTACCTAAGATAATTCTTTTATTCATAGTAGGATCATTATAACGATTCTTTAATTGTTTAACACATTTCTGATTTAAATCTTCAAGTTCCTCTGTAGATATAAGGGCAAACATGAGGTCAGCCGTAGCAGACATTCCAAAACTTTCTGATGTATCTTCCAAACCAATGTCGCTTGACACAAATCCACTCCTAGTTGTTTGTGTCGCTGAAACAATCGGTACATTAGATTCGACTGCGAGACCTCTAAGTTCCTCTGCAATCGCTTTAATATAGAAGTATGAACCAACATTTGCATTTCCCCTAAATCGTGATGATGCACAAATATTCAAATAGTCGATAAAAATAATGTCTGGTCTAAAACTTCTCTTTAATGCAAGTTCTTTTAATAGTGACCTAAAGTTACCAACATGAGCAGATGCAGTTGGATATTCTTTAATAATTAATTTTCCATTTGTCTTTTTTTGTATTTTAGTTAGATAATTTTCAAACATCTTCTTAGGTAATGTATGTAAATCATCTATAGTTATATTCATGAGATTAGCGTCTATTCTTTCTGCAATTCGTTCTTCAGCCATCTCAAGTGTAATGTATAAAACATTTTTTCCTTGCATCAATACTGATGATGCAACATGACACATAAACAAACTCTTTCCAACACCAGTTCCAGCGAGTGCAATGTTTAGAGTCTTTTGTGGTAAACCACCTTTCGTAATCTTATTGAAGTAATCAAGGTCAAACTTGATTTTATCTTCTTTCTTATGGTAAAAATCGTATCTATTTAGTCCGTCATCAACATAATCATGTCCCACAGTTAAATCAAATGATACTGCAAGTGCATCTGATAATATGGACGGTATAGCCTCTGGTGTTCTATCTTTATCTTTACCATCAATAATTTTAATTCCGTCAAGGACTGCATTATAAATTGCTTTGTCCTTACAGAACTTTTCAGTTTCATCATGCAACCAATCTAAATCAACATCTGTTTTATCAAGAGTCGATATAACCTCAACTACTTTTTGGTATTCATCTTCAGTCAAATCTTTTCGACTATCAATACCAATAGTTAGTGTTTCTTTAGTTGGTAGAGCATTATACTTTTCTAAAAACTTTTCAATCTCTTCAAATATAATTCTTTCATCACGGTTTGAAAAGTATAAAGGTTTTATAAAAGGAATTACTTTTCTACAGTAATCCTCATTGTGTATTAGGTTTGTGAGAGTTGTTCTCTCAATCGTCTGTGTTAACATATTGCAAATTTCCATCATTTAGTTGTTGGTCTAGTATATCATAAAGTACATCACCAATCAAGTTAAAAAACTCATCATCTACCATTTCTTTTGGTAATCCATTAGAATCTATAATGTCCCATTCGAAATGTAGGGGAAGTTTCCCATTCTCATCTTCTTCTTCTGCAAAACTCACCTTACCATATTTATAAACAACTCCTTGATATTTTCCTGCTTCTTTTGTCAAACCGATAGCTTGCCATGTTTTATCTTTATTTTCTACAAAGGTATACTTATCACCAATATCAGACATAATGTAAATAACTTCCAATCGTATATTTTGGTGTATTACCAGTTACTTTTCTACCAGCATGAAGATATGTCCACATAGGTGGAAACATTAACATTCTACTTGTTTTGGGAACAACCCTTAACTGATAATGAGGAAATTCTGTACAACCACTTTCGTTTTCTGTTTCATTAAGGTAAAAGAAAAATGCAAGAAATCGTTTTGCACTTTCGTGATTACCAACATCAACATGGTCTGCAAACTCATCTACATCATTAGGCATATACCTTTTCATACGAAACGCTTCAAATGCATATTGTTTAGGAAATTGTTTCCCATCAACATTACAATCTTTTACATAGAATCCAATCGCTTCTTTGAAAACATAGTTTAACCAATCTTCAAATCGTTTCCAGTTATCATGATTATGTAGAGTTATTTGATTAAAACTTCTATGACCATCAAGTTTAATTTCTTCTTGTTGGTCTCTATTCTTTTCAAACTCTTCAATTAAATCTTTGCATACATTATTACCTAAAGGTAAATCGTATACTTTAATGTAATTCGGAGATGTTTCCATATTTAAATTCTTTCATTGCAGCTTCATCTAATTGTTTCATAACCTCTTCAGTAAAATACTTCTCTGGGTCATTGTTAATAGTTTTACCATATTGTTTTGTACCGTCTGGTAATTCAATACGAGTAGATACTTGTTTAAATATACCATACTTTACTGCAAGTTCAATAAGTCCATAATACCTATCAAGTCCTTTATCATAAGTTAATCGTACATCTACCATTTTATTTTCAATTGTCAATCTTGACTTTTGATTTTTACAATGTACAATATTACCAATCACTTCAGTACCATCTTTTTCTTTCTTCTTAGAAAGGTATACAATAGAAGATGCTGCATATTTAAGTCCAGAACCACCACCCATTTCTTTAGTAGGAAACATAGAACCAACAACATCATAAGTGTGATTAGTAACAATCATAGGAATTTTTGCACGACCAAGTTTCAAAGTCAATACACGAAATGCAGCTTTAAGAACTTGAGCACGAGTCATATCCCTCGTTTCTTTACCGTCAGCAGTATCCTCTACTTCTTTAGTGGTAGATAACATACCAAGTGAATCAAGACACAATAGAATAGGTTTTCTATCTGCTTCATTTTGGTCAAGATACTTTTCCATTACTTTGAGTGATTGAGTTCTAAACTCTTGTACAGTTGTAACTGGAAAGATAACCATTCTATTTGGGTCAATACCTCTATCAATTACCATTTGTTTAGTAATCGCACTTTCTGATTCAAAGTAAATAACTCCAGCTGTTGGGTCACTATCTAAAAAGTTTTTGCAAATACCTTGAAGAAAGAAAGTTTTGCCTGTCGCAGATTCACCAGCGAGTGCAGTAATCTTATTACTTGGTAAACCACCAAAAATAGAACCACTTAATAGTGCATTAAAAATATATGAACCAGTATCAATATAGGAATCTACGTCCCCTGCTTCTACACCATCTGCAACCAGACCAGCATATTCATTACCAGCCTGTTTTGCAATATCTTTTAAAAAGTCCATTATATATCATCCTCATCTCTGTTATCAGAACGAAACTCATCAAATCCGCCTGGATATCTTTTTTCTAGTTTCGCAGTATTGATATCAATAAGTTCTTCAATATTAGTATCAAGTGCAAGACAGCCTTGTGCAATATACCACATTATATCACCTAGTTCACTTTTCAAATGTGTTACTGTGTCTTCATCCATTTCTTTACCTTGGAATATACACTTTTTAATAATTTCATTGAACTCTCCGACTTCACCAGAGAGTCCAATTCCAGATGTTAGTAACCTTGATGGGTCAACACCTTGTTCTTCGACTATCTCAACGGCATCAATAAAGTCATCTAAGTTTTTAGTTTGGTCACTAGAAACTTCATCAACAAACTCTTGATAGTCTGAAAGTAAATTTGTATCCATAATAAATCTCCAATTTTGTTAATCATATACTATATGTATATGAAAGTCAAGTATTACCCAAAAAAACTTTCTAAGTTATTTTCTTGTTCTTTTGCAACCTTACCAATAAGTCTTTCTGGTTTACCAGCTGAACCCAAAGTTGCTAAACGGTTATCACAATATGCAGTAGTGGTATATCTTGTACCATTACCTTTAATATATGTTACACCATGAACCTCATTTGAGTCTGCAATAATTACTGAATTATCTGGAGCGTTGATTGCAATACCATATCTTGGAAAACAAAGATATGCACCCTCATAATCACCATCTCTAAAACAATTCATTGTTGTTAAACCAGCATCTAAATCACCACTATCAACATGAGCAGACATTGCTTTAGACTGACCAATATGATACCTATTTGCAGAAAATGTTGTAAACATACCAACTCTATGTTCTTCTCTTACAAAAGTTTCAATCCACTTCTTTTGTTTTGCATAAACCTCTGGTAATGCTTTTTCAAATGCTTTCTGATTCCATTTAGATATTTCACTAAAGTTTTCCCACTTCTCTGGATTTTCTTTACACCAACCAGCAGTACCAATCTTACCAGTAAATCTACCTCTTTTGTAACCAATCATAACAGAACTAATCTCATTACAGTATGCAATCTTTCCCCAATCTCCAGATTTAGTTTTCACATAATATGAGTTTGGAGTCCTTAGTTTATAATCAACACCCTCTTTCAAACCCTTTGCTTCCATTTCTTCTTTTACAACTGGGCCAGCACAGTTTGCTCTCATAACAGAAACGTCAGAAATACTTTTCAACATTTCTTTTACTGAATCATCTGGGTAAACATTAGTTACAACTGCAGCTAATGGTGCATTATCTCCATCAATAGTTTTAAATGGTTTATATACTCTTACATCTTCATCTGTAACTGTTAACAATTCATCATATGAATCATCACCTAAAAACTTACCATTCCATTGTGCATAAGTTTCTTTTTTACCTAAGTCCTTCTTAGCTATATACGTTTGCATTTTTAGTCTCCTTATATGGTTTTAGTATATTATTATAAATGTTGTTTGATAAGTAGTGCATACAAAGTGGTGCAACCATCAATCCTATTCGTGCAAGATTTTCATTTAGTTTACCAGTAAGTTTATAATCTTCTGGAAGTGTCATAATCCTTGCAGCCTCAAGTGTAGTATAAACTCTATCTTCCTCTGGATGTAAATGAACACCAAGTGAAGTTTGTAAACCTTGTTCAGACAAAGTATGACTTGGTTGATTCCAAGGTACTCTTCTTGATTGATAGAAACTATTTTTTCTCTCTGGTAACACTTTACCTCTTTTCTTTCTATGTTCAATCCACTTGTCAAACCAAGGGGTCACTACATCATCTCCAACTGAAACGACTTTATCTGGATTCTTTGGTAATCGTTTCATCCACTTATATTTAGCGCTTTTCTCCATAGCCATTCTTAAATCATATGCTTCAGACATATTTTGGTTTGTCTTTTGCAAATCATTAATTGCATCATGTATAGTATGAACATCTGTATCTGGCTCTGGATAAACAGTACTATCTAAACACATAAACGGTAATCCTATATCATCCATAACATCATTACGAACTGATACAATAAACACTCTTTCTCTTTTTTGTGGAACACCATAGTATTGACCTTTCATAACTCTAAACACAGTTGTGTATCCACACTTTTCAAAGTCATTTACCATTCTTTGTAAATGTTCTTTTGCATATGTCATTGTAAGACCTTTTACATTTTCACACACAACTACTTTAGGTTTTAATTCGTTTGTAATACGAATCTGTTCCCAAGTCAAATCTTCAATATTCTTTTGTTTAACACCATATGCAGTTTTCTCTTTACCCCAACCTGCTTGTTTAGTACCAGACATTGAAAATGGTGGACAAGGTGGAGAACCATCAAGTATGTCTAACTCTCCAACTTTAAGACCAGTAAGTTCCATAATCTGTTTACCAGTAACATTTCTTATATCACCACATATGTTTGGTGTTCCTGGCCAGTTCGCAAGATAATCTTGCATTGCAACTTTCTGAAACTCATTTACAAATAAACATTGTCCACCAGATAGTTTATAACCACTAGATGAACCACCACCACCAGAAAAAAAAGAAATATAAGTAAACAGTTTTCTATCTGCTGACTTTTGTAAATCATCTAGTGTATAACGAAAATATCTCACCCAAAAAAATCCTCTAAAGTTGTTTGTGTTCCAAATGACCTATCAATCTTCCAATCAATGATATTGGTAATGAATGATAATGGTTCAATAAAACTTTTGATATACATTACATCATAGTCTATAAATCGGTGAATGTCAAGTTCATCTGGAAATTTACCAATAAAAGATATAACATTAGAACCTAATGAATTAGGTTGTCGTAGTTCAAGGAATTTAATCTTATCACCTTCCATGATAGTTTGATATTTATTGGTTAGACCTTTTTCTTTTATCATGTGATTGAAAAGTAAACTTCCTTTTATGTGCATGGGTGTGCCTTTGACAAATATTGAGGAACTAGAACCAAACTTTTTAAGTCCATTACAAGAACGAGGGTATGCAATCTCTTCTGGCGAAAGTTTTGTAAATTCATCACGAAAAGAAATAAGGAAATCATTGAGTTGTTTTTCACCACCTTCCATAATAATTTGTAATGCTTCCTTAATCTTTGCACGACATGGTGCAGGCGTACTTGATTTAACTGCTTCAATTCCCATTACCTTGAGTTGAGGTTCTTTGTATCGTACACCCTCAACATCCCATGCATTAAGAATGTATCTTTTCTTTGCAGTCCAAATACCTTTGTCTGCAATTACTTCTCTTTTCATTTGCATCTTTTGGTCATATGCAGACATCATATTAGCAAGAGTCTGATAACTCTTGTCAATAAAAGGTTCAATCTTCTCTGTAGCAATAGTGTCCAAGAAGTTGACAATCTTCTGTACATCTCTTCCTTCTTTAAACACACGATTAACCAATCTGTCAAAAGTAACGTATATCGAATCTGTATCACTTGCAATAACGTAATCTTCATTTGTAGTTTCCAGTAATTTATTAAGATATTCATTTATCTTCTTTTCAATCCAACGAATAGACAGTTGACCAGCTGTAGTAATACCCTCTGCAATTGCAAGGTCATAGTAACGAAAGTATTGATTACCAATTGCACCATAAGCAGAGTTAAGTGAAATCTTTCGTGCCATCTGAATATTGTTATAACGACTAATGTACTTTAAGTATTTAGCATCTTTCGTATCTTCATAATCTTGTTTTGCCTTCAACATCTTTTTCTTATAAACAGTACGGTCATTATATATTTCTTGCATCATCTCTGGTAAGAAACCTTTTATATCTTTACGATACAATGCACCATTTGGTGTAATTGTAGTATTATCAGGCAGATTAAAATCAACACCTTTTAATATACTATCAACTTTCAAACCTTTGATAAAATCACCAGACACAAGTGTTTCTGGTGAAAGATTATATTGCATAATCAAATGTGGATATAGTGAATTCAAATCAAAAGACATTACCCACTTGTGCATACCAACTTGTGGTTCTTTAACATATGCACCCTCATACTTCTCTGCTTTTGAATGATATGATTTTTGTGGAATAACAATATTCTTTTTCTTTAAATAATTGTGTATCAGAACATCCCAATACTTAACTTGACCGAATACATCTTCATAATTAACTTTCGCTTCATATGCCATTGTAAGACAAAGTTCTAATAACTTCATCTTATCTTCAAGACGGTCAACAAGTTCAACGTCAACAATATTATATTCTAAGAAAGACTGATAATCTTTTGTATACCAATCTTTGAAAGTATCATATGGATTATCATTTTTCTTTTGACCAAGTTCAACAAATGCAATATGATTAAGTGCATAACTCTCTTGGTTTGTGTAAGTAAACTTGCGATAAAGTTGTAGGTAATCAAGATTTGCAACACCAGTAATATCATATACTTGTTGATTTCTACCATGTGAAAATACTGTTCTTGTACTAATTAAACCCCAAGGTGAAAACTCTTTTGCTCTATCTTCACCAAGAACTTTGGTAACACGATTGATAAGATATGGAATATCAAAGAATTCAGTATTCCAACCAGTAACAACGTCTGGATAGTTTCTTGTCCAAAAGTTCATAAACTCTGCAAGGAGTTGATTCTCATTAGAACAGTTAATGTAAGTTATATCATCTCTATCATTTTTGAAATCACCAAGACCCCAGACAACTAACTTTTTAGTAGTTTGGTTTTTAATGGTAATTGATAACATCTCTTCATTTGCAAGTTGTGGGTCTGGAAACCCATTGTCAGCTCGTGTTTCAATATCAATTGTAACTGTTAGTATTTTATCACTATCCCAATCAACTGAATTAGGATATGATTCTGAAAGGTATGTGTATGCGAACCTATCTAATCCAAAGACTAGATGGGGTTGTTGTTTGTATTGTTCTAAGAACTTCTTTGCATCTTTAATGGTATCATGCTTATAAGGCATTACATATTTACCATCAAGGGTTTTGAAGTCTGTTTCTTTCTGAACTGGAACGTATAAAGTGGGAGAGTACTTCACTTTACGATTTACTCTCTCACCGTTTTTGTATTCACGAACCAAAATATGATTGCCCCAAGGGGCTACGTTTGTATAAAAATTCATAATATAGTTATACCACCTTAGTAGTAAAAAGTCAAGTCGTTATTAACCACCAATTATATTTGGGTCAAATTTACTTCTGAGTGTTTCTAGTTTATCTTCGTAATCTGCTACCATACCAAGATTCTTGTCTAGTTCTTCCATCAAATCTCCGTGTTCACCAATCGCCACTGGATTTGAAAGATACACTTCAACATTTGCACTATGGTATGCAATCTTACCTTTAAGATATTCTTCTAAAGCATTATACATAATTACTCTACTTGCCATTCGCTACTCCTCTTTCTTTTTTCCAATATTATATTTTGTTTCTAGTTTCCAATTTTCTTTATCTTTAAAACTGATAACTTTAATTTGCGATAAAGGTGCAGCTTCTACTTCACTTTCCTTTACCACTTTTACTAATCCCCAATCTGATAATAGATTAGAAATAGTATTTCTTCTTGCAATATCATTCTCTGATAAGTTTGTATCCTTACCATCTAATGCAAATAATTCTTTGAAATGTACGATATAATATTTACCTTGCTTGTGCAATATATGACAAGACTGAAATAGTGTTTTTTCTTTTCTTGAAGCGACACCAATACGAGAGAGGGTTTCACGAACCTTGAGAAAGTCATCTGGTTCTTTAAGAGCAACTTCTAACATATTGTCTGGCTTCCACGATACTTCATTCATTTTTTTCCACCTTTATTCAATTTATCTTTGATGGTGGCGATTTGTTCGTCAGTAAGTATGTTTAGTGCTGTTCTTGCTTTTTCATTGTTATAACCAAAGAATTCTTTGACATACTCTAGATTTTTTTCTTTACTCGCCTTCATCCAAGAAGCGTATCTTTTTTGCTTCTTTAGACTATTTAGTAAAAAATCATATTGTAACTTATTATCTAAATGACAATGTTTATTCATCTCATTTATCAACATAATAGTATCATTAAATGGTGCAAGACATTTATTGATTATAAATGCTGGATACTTTTTCTCATATAGAGGGTCATCACCGTCCATGAGATTATTTTTATCTTCATTAATTGATTTTAGGTATTGTTTAAGTTCATACATTACCACCACCCCATAACTCTACCATTACCAGTAATAATCATTAAACAAGTAATAATATGTAATAAGAACCAAGGAGTCCTCATTATCAAGTGTATGTGGTCATCTTTCTTGTCATCATCATATGCATGACTACCCATGGCTTTACACCAGTATTTCCAAAGATTGTTCATTTGAATTGACAGTTCTGCATAAGTTCTGTCATACACGCAAGAAGATTTATTTCTTGGTCTGCGACAAAGGCGGATTTGTAACTGTAGTCAGCAAGTACAAGAACAGCATTGGGGATAGTGCGACCATCCAAATTATCATAAAGGGAATCGTAAATCCTACGATAAATACGGCTTGGGTCATTATCAAGGTTGTTGACAATCCATCTACGAACATTGGTAAACTCTTTGTTTTTAAGAAATGATAACAGTTCTTTAACTGAGTCTTCAGATAAGTTAACCAGTATTCCAGCATCTATTTCCCCACTTGCACTATACCTTTGCAATTCATTCAGAACTCTTCTCCAATCTGGAAAGAACTTTTGAATTAAACTTGCAACTACTTTTTTATTATAGTGTATTTGTTCATTATTTAGGATTACTTCACACCTATTCATGAAATCCATTGCAAGTTGAGGTTTTTCTCCAGCAGGAATACGAAACTCTACTGTAGAACATCTACTGTGTAGTGGTTCAATAATACGATTACGAAAGTTACAAGTAAGAATGAATCCACAATTCTTACTAAACTCTTCTATGAAACCACGAAGCGCTGGTTGTGTAGATTGTGGATTAAGATAATCTGCTTCATCAAGAATAACATATTTTCTTCCACCCTCTAAACTTACAGTAGATGCAAAGTTTTTGATTTTGTTTCTAAGTACATCAATACCAGATTCTTCAGAACCGTTAATCATCATGTAAGTACAACCAAGTTGTTCTAACATTGCTTTTGCAACTGTAGTTTTTCCACAACCAGCTGAACCAGACAGTAGTAGATTCGGTGATTCACCATTTTGTACAAACTTTTGGAAAGTTTTCTTCAATTCACTTGGAAGTATCGCATCCTCAATTGTGGTTGGACGATACTTCTCAACCCATAACATTTCATTCATAAAAAAGATTTTCCTTAAGCAGTTTCTAATGCGATAAAGTATTCAATGTTCTTACTAACATTTTTGAACTTTGAAATACCCTTAGTAGATACCTCTACCTCATAGTCACCACTTAAAAGTTTTAGGTTTTCAACCTTAAAGAAAAACTTTTGATTTGGTGTTGCACCTTCTCCTACTTCAATGGAAAAATTATTTGATGTATCATTTTTTCTATCTGATACCCTAAGTAACATAATACCAACATCACCAGTATCAAGAACCATATCTGGTGCATTTAGAACACTTGCAGCCTTCAATACTTTATTAAACGTATCTTTAGTTAGTGTAAAAGTTGCATCTGAAGTTGGAAAAGTTATATCAGATTTTGGGGTAGTTACTACAGTAGGGTCACTATAGAAATATTTTAGAGATTGATTGCCTTCCCACATTCTAACACTATTCTCACCAAAATCTAATTCTGGGTCATTAAATAATGACATTGCAGACAACCACTCATTTAAGTCATAAATTGCAAATTCAGTTTCAAACGTATCTGGTAGTTCTGCAATAGATACAATGTTCTTCATTGAACTCATTGTAGCAATTTTATTACCAGTATTTACTAAAAGATTGGAATTAATATTTGCATAATTTTTTAAGATTTCTCTTGTTTCATTCGATAGTTTCATCACGAATCACTCCTATAATTAATTTAACATTACTATACAATAAAAAGGGGGGAAAGTCAAGTCCCCCCTTTTACTTTGACAGATTACTTAATAGTAATCATTTTTGGTTTTTTCTCTTCTGGTACGATTCTTTCAAGTTCGATAGTCAACATACCATTTTCGAGTTTTGCACCGTTTACAACGATATCATCTGCAAGGGTAAACTTTCTTGTAAAGTTTCTCTGTGAAATACCTTTGTAAAGAGTATACTCATCAGTTGCACCTTTATCTTTATCCTTAACTGATTTAACAGTAAGAGAACCCTCTGCAACTTCAATTTCAATATCTTTCTTATCGAAACCAGCTAGTGCCATTTCAATTTCAAATTTGAAATCTTCTGTCTTTTGGATATTATAAGGTGGATAACCACTACTTTCCATTTGGTGAGTTGCATAATCAAACAATCTATCAAATTGTCTGTCGAAACCTACGCTATATGGAATTAATGAGTTAGTATCAAACGCTTGAAGAGCGCTTTTTAAATTGCTAAGATTTGTCATTTTATATCTCCTATGTTAGCAAGATTAAATTTGTAGACCCATTTTGGCATCTACAGTTATATATATGGGGATTGAATCTTAGAAGTCAACCCCCACACATAATTTTTTTTAAGCGACTTCTGCCATTTCTAATGCAGTATTAAGTGCTTTCATTTTAGTCTTACGATTTCTTCCATACCAAGATGAAGTCAATCGACCATCAGCAGACCTACCTTGAACATGGTCATTCAAGTAAGTTACTGTATTGAACGCTTGCCAGAACGTACCCTCTCCAAACTTTGCACCAGGCTGTGTCTGAAGATTTTCAAGTCCTAGTTTTGCATTTAAAGAAGTAGTTGGGAATACACCATCAACTTTTTCTTTTGCAGGCGAACCAAAAACAGTATTAAAGTACTGAACAATATTCTCTGAAGTGTACCTTTTTGAACCAAGGAACTCTGCCATTGTTTTATATTGTTCTAGTTTCTCTCTTGCAATACCAAGAGTATCTTTAACTTCAGAAGAGTCAAACTCTTTTCTGTGGTTAACCTTTAACATTGCATCACTCTCTTTACTAAGAGAAAGAGTCAATGTGTTATTACATACAACACGAATTGGTGTCATACGAATATCAATCGCTTTACCGAATTGATGAGGATTTGAAAACAGAAAATAATTCTCTGTAACATCACCTTTAAACAACTCAAAAGAGTCATTTGTTTTTGCAAGTGCCCAGACCATTTTACCATTGTCTAGAGAACCAGCAGTATGCATTTGCATATCCCCTGCTTTTACATATTCTTCAAAGAAGTTGAAAGCATCAGCGTTCTGAACTGGATTCCAACCCTTACCAACAACATCAAGTACTGAACCGTCAGAAGACCTTACAAGTGCTTGTTTGTTTTTGATGACAGTACCACCAGCAGTTACTAAGTCTTGTTTTTCTACAGACCAATCAACTCCTGCTTTTTGCATCATTTGTTCTGGTGTCAAGTCATCAATAACTTTTACACCTAGACCATGCCAAGGTAACTCTCCAGCGTAGGCCATTGTTTCTACCATATGTGCCATATTTAATCTCCTATCTCTATGACTGATTCTTTATTATGTATATACTATACCATGTTATTAAAACAAAGTCAAGTCTCTTTCAAGAATTGTTTTTCGTAATCTAAGTATTCTTGTGGGATATCAATTGGAAACTCTCCACCAATATTATAAGTTCCCTCTTTTTCATTCCATAGTCTTAATCCCAATACTTTATACTTGTCTTTGATTGAATACTTTAAAAAGGTTTCACCAGTTTTTAATCCATAAAACCCAGAGTTACCTTTTGGTGATTGTAAACTTAATTGGATATTTTCTTCTTTAGTAGTATAGATAATTTGAGTACCTTTTAAAGACCACTCAATAAAATCATCTACATTTTCTACTAAATACCAATTATCTAACAAAAACTGTCCATATAATTGTGGCATCATGAAATGGTCTTTTGTAATTAAAGGTTTACCATTTGCATCTTGTTTCTTTTCATCTTTATAATCTTGAGCAGTTTCAGTTCTCCAACCAGAGTCAGTTGTTTTCTGTAGTGCTTCATAAAAAGTTCTAGTCCAAAGTCTAGGGTCGTACAAATTACCACTTTTCCAATGATGAATATTTGTAGAGTAAAACCTATGACACTCTTTCAATGTATTTTCTAATTTTGACATATTTCCTCTCTCATTGTTACGAATCATCTTACCATGTTTTCAAAACAATGTCAATCATTATCTGAAATAATTTGGTTTTGAAATTCCCAATCTGGAGCCGTATAGTTCGGTGAGTTTATCAACTCTGCCTGTTTTAATACTTGTTCCTCATAAGATGAAAAGATATTCTTTCTTGACTTTCTTGCAAATGGAATTTGTTGTGCATCTAAATCATGAAATGCAGTAACAATCTTTACCTTGGTATCTGCACCAAATTCTTCTTTTACTTTCATTACTGCATCAAAGTTTGCTTTGTCTGCTCTCCTTGATTCTTCATGTACAGTTCCAAAAGACTTTATTACAGTTTTTATAAATGGCAAATTTTTTTCAATCTCTAATGCAACTGATTTTAAGACACTCTCTTTAATTGTTGCAACAAATTCTACAGCGGTCTTTAGGGTTTTTGCAATTTCAATTTTCATTGAATTCAACTCTGTTTTTTTGGTAACTTGTAACTCCTTTAAAACTTGTGTTATATCAGACTCTAAGATTTTTTTACCATCTTCTTCCATTTCTTTTAGAGTTAATTTTGCAGTTTGAATTATATCATCATCATTTCTAAACTCTTGTCCAAAATCATGACCTTTTTCTCTTGAATTTTCTATACTCTGAGCAATTCTTTTATTTCTTTTTGTATCAAATTTTACAACTGCAACCCACATTTCTTTTTCACCAGCAGACTCATGTCCTTGATATCTATGATTGCCTGTTAATAAATCATACTTACCAGTTTCTTCATTAAACTCAACCATTGGTGGTTCATATGCAAAAGGTAAATAATCACCTTTCATTATTGCATTTTTAATTTTTTTAACTCTTTCTTTTTTTGCTGGTTTCTTTCTCGCATGATTTATTATGTTAAATTCAATATCTGTAATCGACAACCACACTAATTCTACACTTATTAGACCAACATAATTTGGTTTTACTACTGTTTGTTTTCTTGAAATATTTGACACTATTTTACCTCTTTTTTTGATTCTCTATTATACTACCATGTTCTAAGAACAAAGTCAAGTCACTATGCAACATTTCTTAATGTTCTTGACCTATCTGGGTGTCTTAACTTTCTTAATGCTTTAGCTTGGATAGAACGGATTCTTTCTCCTGTTACACTAAATTGTTGTCCGACCTCTTCTAAAGTATGGTCAGTATCCATACCAATACCATATCTCATTCTTAGGACTCTTTCTTCTTTAGGAGTCAAAGTTGATAAGACTTTTGTAATAGCTTCTCTTATTTCAAAATCTAAAACTTCAGGCATTTCATAAGTATCTTCTAAAGTTTCAAATGACTCAAAAGGTTCTTTCTCATACTTGTTAAATAAATTTGTTCTATCCATATATCTATTTCTAAAAACGCCTGGGGTCATAATTTTTCCTTTCTCTTTCATTATGTATATACTATAGCATTGTTTTCATAACAAGTCAAGGCATTTATAAAATCCTTTAAAATCAAGGACTTATCTTTATATTTTTTACATGAAATTCATTAATGGTGCGAATCGATTGATTCTTGATTCTGCGATTTCAAAGTATTCTTTTTCTTTCTCAATACCGATAAAATCAAACCCCTCGTCTTTTGCAGCCATGCCTGTAGAACCACTTCCCATAAATGGGTCAAGTACAGTACCACCTTTTGGTGTAACCATTCTACATAAGTATCTCATTAGGTCAACAGGCTTTACAGTTGGGTGTGTATTCTTTCTTTCAGTCGTAGGTTTGGTATCACCTTTTCTATAATCTTGGTCTGTCCACTTATTACCATTTGCACCAACTGATGTTTCGTGGTCATCTAGTCCATTATGTCTTTCAGACTTAGAAGTTTTTGGACAATAGAAAAATCTTGCAGCTGAACCCTCATCTGCATATTCAGAAGTTGCATCATTAGGCATACCAAACATACCAACTGTATCTCTTTTTCTAGGAGCAGTAGAACCTTTTGCACCCTCTGGAAATTGATTCACAATCACATCACTTCCATCATGCATAACATTTGCTGGAAATCTACCTTGTGGAATATCATCTGATTTTTCTGTTCTTTCTGCACCAGACACTTGACCAAAGCTTAGTTTGTCAATACCGATTGCCTCTTTTGACTTTTTA